ACTACTACAAATGTGGTAAATTAACGTATATTAGAGAATACTAATAATACTACTGGGTAAGGGATAAGTGACCAACGCTCAGTAGGGAAACACTTTTACTTATTAGAGGGAAAATGAAGCATAAATTAGAAGATTGTAAGGTTAAGTTGAGGTCGATCTGGAGTTTAGCTCAACAGATTAAAGTTGGGGTTAAAACTAATGATGTGGAATCTCATGTTATTGTAATGTTAGCTGAGATGATTCAACAAGATGCCCAGCTCTTAGAACAGGAAGAAGAATGAGCGTAGAAGAAGCACTAAAGATTGCTAAAGAACTAGAATTTAGACAAGCCCATAATAAGTTGAAGCATTATCGACCTTATGAATATCAAGAGAAGTTCCATAATACGATAGCATCTCAAAAACTATTGATGGCTGGTAACAGAATCGGTAAATCATTTTGTGGTGCAGCAGAACTTGCTTATCATTTAACAGGGTTATATCCTAAATGGTGGCAAGGCAGAAGATGGGATAGACCGATTAGAGCTTGGGCAGGTGGAGCATCGAATGAAACTACTAGAGATATTTGTCAAAAAGAGTTATTCGGACAGCCAGACGATCCGAGTTCGAGAGGTACTGGCTCTATTCCACTAAAATTAATCGGTGACACTACAAGAAAACCAGGTGTGCCTCACGCCCACAACTCGGCTGTAATTAAACACGTCAGTGGTGGATGGTCGAGAATAGGTTTCAAAGCCTATGAAATGGGTAGAGAGAAATGGATGGGTGAATCATTAGATGTAATATGGCTAGATGAAGAACCGCCACAAAACATATATTCCCAAGCAGTTACCCGTACCGCAGATAAGGCTGGCATGGTGTATATGACGTTTACACCTGAGAATGGTATGACTGAAACTATCGCTCAATTTATTAATGATCTGAAACCAGGCCAGTTTATGATGCAAGCTGGTTGGGATGATGCTCCTCACATGACTGAAAGTGTTAAGGAACAAATTCTCGCAGCATTACCTCCCCATGAAAGAAAAATGAGAGAACAAGGTATTCCTTCTCTTGGATCAGGTTTAGTGTTTCCAATACCAGAGGATTTAATTAAGTGTGAACCCTTTGAAATTCCAGCTCATTTTCCAAGAGTATGTGGAATGGACTATGGTTGGGATCACCCAACGACAGCAGTATGGGTTGCATGGGACAGAGATGCAGACATTGTGTATATATATGACACGTATGGACAACGACAAGAAATACCAGCAGTTCATGCAGCAGCAATTAATGCTAGACCTAAATGGATTCCAGTAGTCTGGCCTAGAGATGGTAGACAAGCAGACAAAGGTTCGGGTGTTCCGTTAGCAGACCAATATAGAAACTTAGGCGTAAACATGATAAAAGGACGTGGTAGCACTTGGGGAGGTTGGTTCACTAATCCTGCAATAGCTGGACAGAAAGAGGGTTCTGGAGGTGTTTCACTAGAATCTGGAATAATGGACTTGCTTGAAAGGATGAAAACAGGTAGACTAAAGATATTCTCGAACCAACCTGATATATTTGAAGAATTAAGGATGTATCATAGAAAGGATGGTCGGATAGTTCCATTTAAGGATGACCTGATTTCTGCTATGAGGTATGCTGTTTTGTCATTAAGACATTCTAGGATTCACGAAATATCTCCTAGACAGTATCAAGCAGATAGCGATTTTAATATATTTACATAGGAGAGATAAACATGGGCGGATTTGTAAGGAAGATTTTTGCACCATCACCACCAGCATATACTGCACCAGCACCTGTAGCTGCACCTGCATATAAAGCACCTGCAAAAGAAGATGCTGCAATATTAGCACCAGAAGTTGAAGCACCACCAAAAATGTCTGAAACTATTGCTAAAAAGAAGCAAGGTAGATACTCAACCTTATTAACAGGTAAGGGTGGCTCACTAGGCGCACCAGATATTGAGCGTAAATCTATTTTAGGCGGTTAATATGGGTAAAAAATCACCCCCACAGCCTTTTATTGCTCCAATGTCATCTGTTCCAGATCAAGTAGATAGAACAGAATTAAATAAAGCTACAGCAGAAGACATTGATAAAGCTAAGAGAGCAAAAGTTTCTACTAAAAATGGCGCAGATGCACCACAAGCATCTTTATTAGCAGAAAGAGAGTATTGGAATAAAAAAGAATCCTTGCTTAAATAATGCAATTAGTACCTAATGCTGGACAAGAAGTAACAGATTGGATTATAGAACGAGTGGGAGTCACCTCCCTTAGTGATTGTACTAATTATGGGTTTTATGAAGATGGTAAGTTAGTAGGTGGAGTTGCTTTTTACGAATATAGAGTTCAGGATATTGTTTTTTCTGGCGTTATGGAAAAGGGTGGGTTTAATAGGCAGATGTTAAGAACATTGTTTAACTACCCTTTCAAGCAATTAAATTGTCATAGAGTTACAGCTTATACAGAAGTGGATAATAGACCAGCTAATTTATTCTTGAGGCGACTAGGTTTTACAAAAGAAGGTACTATGAGAGAAATCTCAGAGAATCTAAAAGATATTAACATTTACGGTATGCTCAAAAGTGAGTGTACTTGGCTATAGGAGAAAGAAATGGGATCGAAACAACAACCTTATGTACCGCCACCACCCGTAGATTATGGTGCGGAATCACGTCAGAGAGAAAAAGAACAAGCAGAAATGGACGACTCACTAAAAGCAGAAAAGACAGCATTACTTGATAAGAAGAAGAAAGGTAGGTACTCTTTATTGCTCACAGGTGGTGAAGGAGATCAAGATGATGCAGACATCAAAACTCGTTCTCTTCTTGGTTCAGGTAAAAAACCGTAGGAGGCTACAGTGGTCGAACAAATATTAAAACGATTAAGTTATTTAGAATCTAGTAAGCAAACATGGGAAGTTCATTGGCAAGAGATTCTTGACTATGTAATGCCTAGAAAAGCAGAAGTAACAGCTCAATATGCAAAAGGATCAAAACGTACAGAGAAATTGTATGATTCATCTGCTATTCATGCTAATACTTTATTAGCAGCATCTCTACAAGGCACATTAACGTCTGCCTCACTACCTTGGTTTCATTTAAGAGTACGTGATGAAAATTTGAATCAATCTCGTGAGACTCAAGTCTGGTTAGAGGATTGTCGTAATAGAATGTATAAAGCATTCAACTCGTCAAACTTTAATACAGAAGTACATGAGTTCTATCTTGATATTTGTTCTATTGGTACAGCCTGTATTGAGACAGAAGAAGCTTCAAATGGATTCAACTTCAGAACACTTCATATTTCAGAATACTTTATCTCTGAAAACCATAAAGGACAGATTGATACCTTATATAGGAAGTTTCAATATACCGCTAGACAAGCTGTTCAAAAGTGGGGTGATGCTGTAGGTGCTAAAGTACAAGATGCTTTCGAGAATAATCCAGACAAAAAGTTCACTTTCATTCATTGTGTAATGCCAGCAGAAGAATATCAAGGTAAGTACGATACTAAACTACCTTGGATAAGCTTACATATAAGTAAAGAAGACAAAAAGATTGTTCAAGAAGGTGGATATAACGAAATGCCTTACCTTGTAACAAGATGGTCTAAAGCTTCTGGTGAAGAGTATGGTCGTTCACCTGCTTATAATGCTTTACCTGACATCAAGACCTTAAATAAGGCTGTAGAGTTAGGCCTTAAAGCATGGGCTAAAGCTATCGACCCACCATTACTGGTAGAAGATGATGGTGTAATAGGTAGAGTAAAAACAAATCCTTCAGGTATTACTATAGTACGAAGAGACGGTGCAATTAAACCTCTTGATACTGGTGCTAGATTTGATGTTTCAGATATGAAAGAATCTGAATTACGTGGAGCTATTAAACAAGCGTTCTTTTCAGATCAATTAGAACTTCAGCAAGGCCCACAAATGACGGCAACAGAAGTTCAAGTTCGTTATGAGTTAATGCAAAGATTGCTTGGCCCAACATTAGGTAGATTTCAAACAGAGTTCTTGAATCCACTGATTGAAAGATGTTTTGCTATTATGCAACGTAATGATATGTTCAATCCTGCCCCAGGTTCATTAGATGGTGTTGATATAGATATTGAATATGTTGGCCCATTAGCGCGTTCACAGAGAATGGAAGAAGCTACTGCTGTTGAAAGATTGTATGAGATGGCTGCAAACCTTGCTCAGATTGCCCCAGAAGTTATGGATAACATAGATCATGATGCTGCAATTCGTTCTCGTGCTGAGTTACTA